ATCGTTGTGCTTGTACTCCATCACTGATCCACCCTAATAGTCTGACCGAATGGTGCCTCGCTCTTGGTAGGCGATACGTTCACCCAGAGGACAGGATAATCTGGGGCAACTTTTGGATAGTCAAATATGCCCATGTCAGTAAAGATTATAAGACGATCAACCTCGATGCCTGTCTCCTCGATGAAGTCAAAAACAGGCTGAACACAGGTACCACCTCTCCCCTTGATGTTGATCTTCTCGATCTCTTCGCCTTGATCAAAGAACTGCACCTTATCTTTGTTGACGCTCGCATCGAATGGAATGACAGTGACACTCTCTGGCTTGAGGTCTTCGCAAAGATAGTTCAACTCGGTAAAGCCTTTCTTTAACTCGGAGTCATGAACTGATCCAGACTGATCCTGTGCAACAACCACATGACCAATGCCTCTTCTCTTGATAGTCGGATCAATAACTCCTGTAGTGCGATACCTAACGATGTTGATCTTTTCATCGCTCCAACCATCTGGACAATCGCCACCTTTCATAAACCTGTCGAACTGATCAGACCATAGAATGGTAGGCTCTAGCAACTCATCGATGATGCCATGCAACTCGGTAGGAATATCTCCTCGGCTCCTATGCTGACTAGCATTAAGTAGCTTTTGATCTGCGTCTGCCTCGGCAAGCTTGTATTCAGTCTCTGACAAAGCAGAACCATCGGCTTTCTTTGGCTCGATAACATCGCCCCAACCTTGAGGCTGAGGAGCCGAACCACCACCAGACTCGCTTGGCTGATTGCCAGAACCTTGACCTTGTTGATTGCCTTGACCATCGGTAGGCTGACCATCATCTCCCTCATCGCCCTTGCCTTTGGTGGGTGGCTCTGGTGGCTCCGACATATCTTCTCTGATCTTGTTGTAGATAGTCTCGGCTGTAAAGGTGCTATACTCATCTTTGAATAAGGCACCCTCTGGCAAAGTAAACCCACCTCTTTTTAGGATGTGATTGATAGCATAATCGCAAGCGATATTCCAAAGCTGATGCACTCGACCTCTCATACGCAATGCGTGTTTGAAAAGAATGTGCAACACCTCGTGAGCGAATACTCCAACGACCTCTTGCTCAGTAATGCTATCAACAAAGGCTCGGTTCCAGAAAATACTGGAACCATCGGTAGCCATAGTCATAACAGTGTTATCCTCTCGGACAACACTGCTCAGTAATGTAGACCCATAGAATGGGTGCTTTAAGATCAGATAAGTTTTAGCCTTAGCGATCTTTTTATCTGCATCGAGTGTGATCATATCATTAACTCCCTACCAGTTGATCTTAACCATGCTTTAACATCTGGGTGCTTGGCAAAAGAGTTGTCTCTTCTGACTGCATCCTTGATGCAAACGACTGCCATCTCTTGAGATGTAAGCCTTGAAACATAAGCAATAATCTTGCCCATGTTTGCGTTGTTAGCCTTGAGAGACAAGGCACCACAAAGAGCATACTGAACGTCTGGTCTCTCTGGTATTCTTGCAGTCTCTGCGTTAGCGATTAGGTTGTCCAAGTCCAAGAACTCTGGAACGTCCTTGATGATCTTAAGGAAACCGATAAAATCTGCACAGGCTGACTCGCCAACAATGCCAGAGATGATCTGCTGAAGAACTGATCCAGTCAAACCCTGTAGCTTGAGAGCATTACTTACTCGCTCCCATGATCTAGGGTTGCTATTGCAATCGGCTAAGGGATCATTCTTGCAGAAGAACTCGCCCCCTCTCGCTCTGAGATAGGAATAAACTTTGAAATCCCACCCAGACTCTGCACCATGATTGCAAGTGTCTTCTAAGTCTGCATCGGCAAAAAGATAGACCAAGCAGTCTCTGAAATGAGAGGGCAATCTCTTGGCTCCTGCCTTGTCCATAACTCTGTTACCAGCAAGTACAACGAACCAACCCTCTGGCAGTTTGTACTGACCTACACCGAGACCAAGTACCAACTGTCTAGCGACATTTATAACCATTGGGTCTGCCTCTGGTGCCTCATCTAAAAAGAACATACCCTTTTTAAATCCTTGGTTGTACAACTCCCAAATCTTATGGTGCCAATCTGGCTCGGCAGTCACTACCTTGGTGCCATCATCGTTAGGCAACTTTTGCCCACCTAAAAGTGATGGCTCTACCTCGGCTAATCGATAGGTAAAAATGCCCCAGTCATCGCCAAGAATTTTCTTGGCATCGTGGACGCAACAAGTCTTACCGATTCCTGGTTCGCCTACCACAAAAGGATTTAGGATAGATGCATCAGTAGCCTTACCAGACTGCTGATTTGCTAGGTTGTGTGTCATAATTGAAACGATTGAGTCTCTAATATCTGTAAATCTCATTTTTTCACTCCTTATAATTGATTGAGATTGATTGATGCTGATTGCACCTATCAAGGCAGTAAAAGTTATAGGGAACTTTTTTACTGCCCTGTTAGACATAATCAGAATGGGTTGTTGTCTAAGTCTGCTTGAGCCTTAGCGTCTGCATTTGCAGAGGCTACCAACTGAGCAGAGCAATCGTTGACCTCTTCGTTGATCTTCTGCTCTTCTTTTTTGGTCTTCTCTGCCTTGGCACCCTTGGCATTCATCTTGTCTTTGGCAGTCTTGGTTGCCTCAAATACCTCTTCGAACTTTCGCAAGTCTCTAGCATCAAGACCACCTTTCCAACCACCACCATCTTTAGTCGGCTTGCCAAGGATTTTCTCTACAAGCTTTTCAACCTCTGATTGATCCTGTCTCTGTGGATCAAAATGCTTGATCAACTTAGCCTCAGAGGTCACACCCAGAGCATCAAATTTATTCTTGATCTCTTGTACTAGGGTTGCTCCAGATAGGTTGTGCATCTTCTTGAGAGTGCCATCCTTGTGAAAGCTTTCGAAAACCCACTGAGTTTTCTCTACTACTTTTTTCAACTTGGAGGGCGAAAGCTTAGCCTCTTCTGAGCAGTCCTTACGAAATGCCTTAACGTCTTTAGTTGAGATTGTAGGCTCCTTGTACTTGGCAAAGGCTGAGACAGTGACGCAGTAAATGTCGATGTTGCCTTGATTGATAGCCTCAGCGTTAGCCTTGTTATGCTTTCGCATTACCTCGATGTTTGAGGCTGTTTCTCTGATTGTAGTCGCTTGATCTTTAGTTAATATTGTCATGGTTTTCACTCCTATTTGACGTTGATTTTTGCCCTGTAATTACAGGCGAGTCGAGCCTCAACTGAGGCTCTCATCGTTTGTAATTATTGTTGCACCTCTTGAAATCCAACCATTGCAACCTTGTATGTCTTGTCGTTGAAGATCATATGATCGCCCATTGATGTTGATCGATGCCCCCATTCTTTCCCATCGATAACCTCAAGAGGCTCAACTACTTTTACAAAGCTGTTATAGTCTCCATTCTCTTGACCATCATCGAACTCTTTTTTCTTGATAGACCAACTACCATTGACGTTGTTAGTCCATCGGTATGCATACTCCAGAGCCTCGATTGGATCAGTGTCGGTTGGAACTAAAACAGTCGCAACGAACTGGTCTTTGTCATCTGCAAATCTTGCCTTGTGGATCACCTTAATTTCTGAAACTTCAATACCCATTTTTCACTCCTTGTTTTTATGGTTAATTCTAAAAGAGATGCAGAACTATTTCTGCACCTCTCGTAAAACTAGTCTTGTCGTTGTGGCATCCCTCTAATCACATTGTGGCTTTTGTGGGTTATAGGTGGGGAAGTGTTTCATCTAGTTGCCTGTTCATGCCGATGTATCAAATCACTATCTAGTACTCTTATCCGTTGGTCTTGCCTAGGGTCATTGGGTCACAGGTGTTCTAGCTACCTTGGGTTCTTGCGATATCTGGGTCGTATATGTCTCCTTGCGAATCAGTTGGACAGGGCAATGCCCCTTACCCACCAAGTTAGCGATTTTGACAGGTATGTCAAATAAATTATTTGGCATAGCTAATTCATTGATACCTTTGAAGAAAAGTTATCTCTAACTTTTTTGGGTCTTTTTTGTGCGTATATAATAGAGAGACCTTTTTTAACTGATGCAGATAATCTTTACCTTGCGTCAACTTTTGTACCCTGTTTGTTCTGGTTTTAGCGAAAATTAAGTCATTGATTTTATTGACTTTTTTTTTAGCAAAATGTCGAAAAGTACAGAAAGTGAACTGCTAAGTCATTGATTTTAAAGGATTTTTTTTTTGAACCAAAAAAGCTAAAATGGACGATAAGCGTCACTGAGTGGGTGTTAGCCGATTTCGTGACCCAGAACACCTAAAACGATATAAAGGCTCTGTATGACGCTTAAAACTATGTTGCCCTTTTGTTCTTTTAAGTGCTATATAGGACTATTACAGAAAAGTTATCGCTCACTTTTTGAGGAGATTTGAGACCATGACAGACCGAAAAAAACCCAAATTAAAGCTCGTAAAAGGCAAGGCAAAACCTCGGCACCGACTGACTGCTAAGCAGTCTAAATTCATTGATTGTGTCCTAGGCATAGGAGTAAAGAACCCTATGACCCTGAGTGATGCCTACAAAGCCTCTTATGATTGTAAATCATTCAGTGATGCGAATATCCGAAAAGAGGCTCACCTCTTATTCCGATCCCCCAACATTACCCCAACTTATGAGGACAGGAAATTGCAGATAGAGGAACGTCATCGGACGCAGTCGCTCAATCGATCACACCAAATAATTACAGGTCTGGAACGAGAGGCTAACGACTTTGAGCATGGCAGTCCAACAAGCCGAGTCCGAGCCTTAGAGCTACTGGGCAAGCTTAAGGATGTTAGGCTCTTTAGTTCTGATATCTCAGTCGAGGACTCCAGATCATCTGATCAAATCAAAGAGGAACTAGAGAAAAAGCTTAAGACACTACTAGGAGAGTAACCCCACCTACCCCCACCCCCCTATGACAAGCCACCTAGCTAGACACGAGTATATATAGTAATCTGCACATAGAATCATATGGATTTCATAAAACGGTTCAAAGTCAATGAGTGGGTCATCTTTAGTGTCCTATTTTCGTATATTATGGAAAGGCTTATAGAAGGCGATACAGAGGGTTTAATGGTTTGGTGGTACTTGGTGTTATATTTAGGTTCACTGCCTACTGAGTAACGCTTATTTCTTGGCTATGAGGCTATCTAGCTTCTGTTCTAGACGTAATAAGTGTTCGACAACTTTTTCTATGTCATCTTTGTGATCATTCTTGTGTACATATTGTTCTCTGGTTTTGTTGAGAAGTATCTGAACTCTTTTGAGTTCATCACTTTGGGATTTGATATACCACGCTATTGGTGCTACTATCACCGTGAGCAGTATGTTCCATATTGTTGCAAGTTCTAATACCAAGGTATACCTATAAATTACTATGTAATTTTAACGATATACCTAAAAAGGTATACCTTATTATACAGGTATACCGAATAAAGGAGAGGATGTAAAGAGAAAATGAGTGAATATAGAAGATATCATGCATCTAAGAAAATGAAGCAGGAACGGGCTTTGAGAAATAAAAACCGTAGAGCTGCTTTAAAAAAAGGAACAGTGAAGAAAGGCGATAAGAAACACATAGACCACAGGGATGGTAACCCTCGGAACAATAGAAAAACAAACCTAAGAGTTGTATCTGCCAGAAGAAACAGAAAAAAACAGTGAACATTCAATCAAAAGATATAAAAGATAAGATCGCTCTTCTTCCTATAGACCAACAAAAGGAGATGCTAAAGCTTTTAGAAGAATACGAAATAGCAAAACAAAAAGATACAGCTAAGACAGACTTCCTGTCCTTTGTTCGTATGATGTGGTCGAGCTTTATCGGAGGTGAACATCACGAGATCATGGCTGATGCTTTTGAGAGAGTGGCTCGTGGTGAGCTAAAAAGACTGATAATCAATATGCCACCCCGTCATACCAAGTCAGAATTTGCATCGTATCTTTTTCCTGCTTGGTTTTTGGGGCAGTATCCAGATAAGAAGGTGATCCAAACAGCCCACACTGCTGAGTTGGCAGTGGGCTTTGGTAGAAAAGTGCGTAACCTCATACAGTCAAAAGACTTTCAGAATGTTTTTAGTGGCATTGAACTGTCTACAGACAGTAAAGCCGCAGGAAGATGGAACACAAACAAGCGTGGCGATTACTTTGCGATAGGTGTTGGTGGTGCTGTAACAGGTAAAGGTGCTGATATTCTGATAATTGATGACCCCCACTCGGAGCAGGAGGCACAATTAGGACAGTACAACCCTGATGTCTACGACAAAGTGTACGAATGGTACACATCAGGACCTCGTCAGCGTCTACAACCAGGAGGTGCCATCATACTTGTGATGACCAGATGGTCAAAAAGAGACCTAACAGGGCAAATTATCAAGAGTATGTCAGAAAGAGAGGGTGCAGATGAGTGGGAAGTGATAGAATTACCTGCAATTTTACCTTCTGGTAACGCATTATGGGGTGAATTTTGGAGTTTAGAGGAGTTAGAGAGCCTAAAAGCTGAATTACCTGTCGCAAAATGGAACGCACAGTACCAACAAGACCCCACATCCGAGGAAGGAGCGTTAATTAAGCGTGAATGGTGGCAGGAGTGGGAAGAAAACGAGCTACCACCCTGTGAATGCATCATACAATCATGGGATACAGCGTTTTTAAAGACAGAAAGAAGCGATTATAGTGCCTGCACCACATGGGGAGTGTTCTATCACCACAAAGATGTCGATCAAAACCGACCCCACCTCATCCTACTGGACGCATTTAAGGAAAAGCTAGAATTTCCAGAGCTAAAAAGAGCAGCATACGATAAATATTGGGAATGGGAGCCTGATCAGATGATTATAGAGGCAAAAGCATCGGGTGCGCCGCTTGTTTTTGAGCTTAGAGCTATGGGCATACCTGTTACAGAGTTTACCCCCACTAGGGGTAACGATAAAATTGCCAGAGTAAACGCAGTTACTGACTTGTTTTCTAGTGGCAGTGTGTGGTATTATTCAGCTAGATGGTCGGATGAGGTTATCGAAGAATGTGCATCTTTTCCATCTGGTGAGCATGATGATTTAGTTGACAGCACTACACAGGCACTGTTAAGATTTCGTCAAGGTGGATGGGTTCGTGCCGAAAGAGACGACTGGGATGACGAGCCAAAATACAGGAGACCAGTAGAATACTACTAAGGAGCAGTTATGGCAGACGAAAAGAAAAAGAAAGACGGTGTGACCTTTAAGCAAAGAGTTGAAAGGTCTATGGGTACAGATTTTGGTAAAAAGAAAGCCAAAAAAATTCTTGAAAAAGACAAAGCAAAAGGAAATGATCCTAATAGGATAGTTGCTTTTCCACCAAAGAGAGGACCTGGCTTACCGAAGCAAGGAGTGTCCACTGCTCCCCCAAAGCCTAAAAAACCTAAACAGCCAAACTTAGCAAAGCCTGCAAAACTGGTTAGGAAAGGACCTGCTTTAGGAGCAACACCTAAGAAAAATATAGGAAAAGGACAAGCAGAAGGAGGAGCTAATCCTTTAAAAGGAAAACCAAGAAGTATAGCTGAAGCCAAAAAGAGAGGCGAGGTTTACTTTTTTGATAGTAAAGGTGTTAAGAAAATAGCAGCGACTGCAGCAGACTTAAAAAGAACAGGTCTTAGTCTAAAAGAGTATGCTAATAAGTTTGCACCTAAGAAACAAACCAAGAAACAAGCCGAAGCATTAAAAGGATTTGCCGCTACAAAGAAAAGAGGCGGTGGCGTTATGAAGAAAAAGGGTGCCAGAGTTGGTGGTGTAATGAAAAAGAAAGGTGCCAGAGTAGGCGGAGTAATGAGGAAAAAAACGGCTAGAGTTGGAGGTGTAATGAGGAAGAAGACAGCTAGAGTCGGAGGAGTTATGAAAAAGAAAAACATGGCTGCAGGAGGAAGAACCACTATGAAAAAGCAAATGATGCGTGGTGGTGGAATGACAGGCATGAAAAAGAAGATGATGGCTGGCGGTGGAGCCATGAAGAAAAAAGGCTATGCTATCGGAGGTGCTATGAAGAAAAAAGGCATGAAAAAAGGTGGCAAGGTTATGAAAATGAGAGGTGGAGGTCTAGCCACTAGAGGCACTAACTTCAGAATCAGATAATGGCTGTAGATAAAAACCTTGAAAAATTCGAGGTGGATGTAGAAGAAAATCCGTCCGAGTCTGAATTAAAAGTAGAAGTGGTAAACCCAGATGCTGTATCTGTGGAAACAGATGATGGTGGAATAGTTGTAGACTTTGAAGGAAGTGCCACCGAAGAACTTATGGGTGCAGATCATAACTCTAACTTAGCAGAGTTCATAGAAGATAGTGATCTTGATGAAATGGCATCCGATCTTGTTAGCGATTTTGAATCAGATAGAACATCTAGAAAAGAATGGTCAAGGTCTTATGTGAAGGGTCTTGATCTTCTTGGTATGAAGATAGAAGAACGAACCCAACCTTGGGAAGGAGCTTCAGGAGTTTTTCATCCCTTACTATCAGAGGCTATTGTTAGGTTTCAGGCTCAGGCAATGGGAGAAATATTTCCTGCGTCAGGACCTGTACGAACAAAAATCGTAGGAAAACAAACAAAAGAAAAGAACGAACAGTCAAAGCGTGTAGAGCATGAGATGAACTATATGCTGACGGAAGAAATGACAGAGTATCGTGACGAAACAGAGCAGATGCTCTTTCGTTTACCTCTTGCAGGATCAGCATTTAAGAAGGTTTATTACGATCCAATAATGGAAAGACCATGTGCTATGTTTGTTCCTGCTGAAGATTTTGTAGTTTCTTACGGTGCGTCTGATCTTATGTCGTGTTCACGTTATACCCATGTTATGAAAAAAACAGAAAACCAAGTAAGAGAACTACAGGTCAATGGATTTTACAGAGACATAGAACTACCAGAACCAACAAGAGATGAATCAGACATACAAGAGAAGTATGATGAGATGGATGGAAGTGAGTCCGTATATGATGATGACGATAGGCATACCATACTAGAGATGCACGTTGATCTGGAAATGCCAGAACCTTTCGAAGATAAAGATGCACTGGCAAGACCATATATAGTTACCATAGATAAGTCATCTAGAACGATATTATCGATAAGAAAAAACTGGTATGAAAGCGATGAAAAGAAAACTAAGCGACAGCATTTTATTCATTATAGATATCTTCCTAGCCTTGGGTTTTATGGTACAGGACTTATTCATCTTATTGGTGGGTTGGCTAAATCGGCAACGTCCATACTGCGTCAGCTTATTGA